GATTCAGTGATGCGTGAATCTGGGCAAAAGCACTTTATGGCGTTTGTTAAAGCAATGTGGCCAAACTTTATTACAGGGCGTCACCATGCTTTGATGGCTAAGAAGTTTGAAGAGATTGCAGCAGGGAAGACAAAGCGGTTAATTATTAACATGCCGCCACGTCATACCAAATCTGAGTTCGCTTCTTATATGCTGCCAGCTTGGTTCCTTGGAAAATTTCCTAGTAAGAAGATTATTCAGTGTTCTAACACAGCTGAACTTGCGGTCGGATTTGGTCGTAAAGTGCGTAACTTGGTCGACTCTGAACCGTACTCTAAAATTTTTCCTAACGTAGCGCTTCGTTACGATTCGAAAGCAGCGGGTCGTTGGGCAACTAATGAGAACGGCGATTACTTTGCGATTGGTGTAGGCGGTACCGTAACTGGTAAGGGCGCGGATCTTTTAATTATTGACGATCCACACTCAGAGCAGGAAGCCGCTTTAGCTGCTAGTGACCCTACAGTGTACGATAAAGTGTACGAATGGTTTACATCTGGCCCACGTCAGCGTCTACAACCAGGCGGTTCTATCGTTATCGTTATGACACGTTGGGGTAAGCGCGATCTAACAGGCCGTGTTTTACAATCAATGGTAGAGCGAGATGGTGATGAATGGGAGATCATTGAGCTTCCAGCCATCATGCCTAATGAGCAACCTCTATGGCCAGAGTTCTGGTCGTTTGAAGAGCTATCTAAACTCCGTAATGAACTTCCATTATCTAAATGGCAAGCTCAGTACCAACAACAACCGACATCCGAAGCGGGTGCTATCGTCAAACGTGAGTGGTGGCAAGTGTGGGAAGGTGATAGACCTCCGCCATGTGACTACATTATCCAGTCTTGGGATACTGCATTCACCAAAAATGAGCGTTCTGACTATTCAGCATGTACAACTTGGGGCGTTTTCTACAAAGATGAAGATCCAAATGACGCCAATATCATCTTATTAGACGCTTTAAAAGAGCGTTTGGAGTTCCCAGAACTTAAACAACGAGCGCTGCAGATGTATCAGGAGTGGGAACCAGACTCATTTATCATTGAGGCCAAGGCTTCAGGTGCGCCATTGGTGTTTGAACTGCGCAGAATGGGAATACCAGTGCAAGAATTTACGCCAACTAGGGGTAATGACAAGATTTCTCGTATCAATTCCGTGGCAGATATGTTTGCATCAGGCCGTGTATGGGCGCCACGCAAGAGATGGGCTGAGGAAGTGATCGAAGAGATGGCAGCATTCCCTAATTCTGACCACGATGACTTGGTCGACTCGGCAACACAGGCGTTAATCCGCTTCCGTAAAGGCGGTTTTATCAGTTTACACAACGATGAGCCAGATGAAGTCATGGATTTCCGCTCACCACGCAAGAAAGGCTACTACTAATGGCACTAGAACCGTTATTTTTGAAGAGAATCCCGTCAAAACTGTGCGATATTGCCACAGTAGAGTACGAATCTAAGGAAGCGCACGACGCAGCAATGAACCGTGATGCAACACAACGCATGGATCACGCTCAGCGCAACACAACAGTGCACTTTGGTGAGTCATGGGACTGGTTTGGCGCAGTGATGTACAGCGCTGGTCTTGAAGGTAACGTCAAGAATCAATGGGACTTTTACTTAAATTCTCATGAAGCTGTTCAATTTGCAGTATATAATGAAGGCCAGCATTACAACTGGCACGTTGATACATTTCTCTTGTCAGGACAACAACTTGACCGTAAAGTAACAGTTGTTTGCTTAATGAATGACCCAAGTGAGTTTGAAGGCGGCGAGTTGCAGCTACAATTTCACGGGAAAACATATACGCCGTCGTTAAGAAAGGGCAGTATTATCGTGTTTCCAGCATACATATTGCATCAGGTAACACCTGTTACCAAAGGCGTACGAAAATCAGCCGTAATGTGGCTGAGCGGCCCAGCTTTTAAATAAAGAATATTTAGGAACCCCACATCATGGCAATGGATAAAGCATTATACGAAGCACCAAAAGGACTTGAAGCGATTTCGCAGAATCAAGAGCCTATCGAAGTAGAGATTGTTGACCCAGAAGAGGTTAATATCGGCATAGATGGTTTTGAACTGTCAATTCGCCCAGAAGAGCCAAGCGATGAAGACTTTGATGCCAACCTTGCTGACTATATTGACGAAGGTTCACTGGCACAGATCGTTGGCGACCTGATTGGTGACGTAGATGCTGACGTTGCATCACGAAAAGACTGGATGCAGACGTATGTTGACGGCTTAGAGCTGTTAGGAATGAAGATTGAAGACCGTGCAGAGCCGTGGGAAGGCGCGTGTGGTGTGTATCACCCACTATTGAGTGAAGCGCTTGTTAAATTCCAGGCCGAAACAGTGATGGAAACGATTCCAGCAGCTGGCCCAGTCAAAACGCAGATCATTGGCAAGGAAACGCCAGAAAAAATCAAGTCAGCTGAGAACGTTCAGAATGACATGAACTACCAAATCATGGATAAGATGCCTGAGTTCCGTCCAGAACACGAACGTATGTGCTGGGGCTTAGGTTTATCAGGTAACGCTTTCAAGAAAGTGTACTTTGACATCCAATTAAACCGTCAAACTTCTATTTTCGTACCAGCAGAAGACCTAATCGTACCGTACGGCGCATCAAACCTACAGACAGCAGAGCGTGTTACCCATGTAATGCGTAAAACAGAGAACGAATTGCGCCATTTACAGGTTGCAGGCTTCTACCGTGATGTAGATTTAGGTGAACCATCAGCAACATTGGATGATGTAGAGAAGAAAATTGCCGAGAAAATGGGCTTTTCAGCAACATCAGATGACCGTTACAAAGTATTAGAAATCCAAGTAAACCTTGATTTGCCAGGCTATGAAGACGTTGATGAAGACGGAAATCCTACAGGCATTGCACTTCCTTATATTGTAACGGTGGAAAAAGGCACAGAAACTTGCTTAGCTATTCGCCGCAACTGGAGACCAGAAGATGAAACTAAGCAAAAGCGTAACCACTTTGTACACTACGGCTATGTCCCAGGTTTCGGGTTTTATTGCTTTGGTCTTATACATCTTGTCGGTGCCTTTGCTAAGTCTGGCACTTCTATTATTAGGCAGCTTGTTGATGCTGGTACTCTTAGTAACTTACCTGGTGGCTTCAAAACTCGGGGTCTTAGGGTAAAAGGGGATGACACCCCAATTGCTCCAGGCGAGTTCCGTGATGTAGACGTTCCATCAGGCGTTCTAAAAGACAATATCTTACCGCTCCCATACAAAGAGCCTAGCCAAGTTTTATACAGCCTTTTAGGCACCATTGTGGACGAAGGCCGACGCTTTGCATCAGCTGCTGATCTACAAGTGTCAGATATGTCTGCAAACAGCCCAGTTGGTACAACATTGGCAATCCTAGAACGCACATTGAAAGTAATGTCAGCTGTTCAAGCCCGTGTTCACTACTCACTCAAACAAGAATTGGGTCTATTGCGCGACATCATCCGTGACTACACACCAGATGAGTACAACTACGAGCCAGATGACGGCGGCCGCTTTGCTAAGAAGTCAGACTACGATAATGTAGACGTAATCCCAGTATCTGATCCTAATGCAGCGACAATGTCTCAAAAGGTTGTTCAATACCAAGCCGTATTGCAACTAGCTCAGTCAGCACCTCAGCTTTATAACATGGCTTTATTGCACCGTCAGATGCTAGATGTACTTGGCATTAAAGACGCTAAGAAATTAGTGCCAGTTGAGGATGACCAAAAACCAATGGATCCAATTACAGAGAATATGAACTTGCTTAACATGAAGCCAGTGAAAGCATTCTTGTATCAAGATCACCAAGCGCACATCCAAGTGCATATGAATGCATTGAAAGATCCTAAGATTGCAGCATTGATGGGCCAGAACCCTAATGCTCAAGCTATCGGCGCTTCAGCAATGGCTCATATCAATGAGCACTTAGCGTTTGAATACCGTAAACAAATGGAAGAAATGCTCGGCATGCCATTACCTACTGGTGAAGAAGAAGACGGCATTCCAAGAGAAATGGAAATCCAGATCTCAGCATTGGCTGCACAAGCATCTAATCAGTTGTTGCAAATTAACAAAACTGAAGAAGCTGCTAGAAAAGCACAAGAAGCTGCACAAGATCCTGTCATTCAAATGCAAGCGCAAGAGCTTAAGATTAAAGAAGCTGAGATTGAGCGTAAGAAACAAAAAGACCTTTATGACGCAGCTGCTAAAGCAGATCAAATTGAAGTTGAAGAAAAACGCATTGCTTCTCAAGAGAAGATTGCTGGTTTACAAGTTGGCGCACGCTTAGCTAAAGACCAGAAAGAGCTTGAGTTGAAAGAAATGCAAGCAGGAGTTGAAATCGGTAAAGCAACGGCAGAAACGTTGAAACCAAAACCAGTAGAAGTAAAACCTTCAAAAAAGGAGTAGTAAATGAGCGAACTTGATTACTTGTTGGATGAATTTAAGGAACGCATTGCCATGCTACAAAAGGCGGCAGGTGCGGGTAACTGTAGTTCATTCGAGGAGTATAAGTA